GGTCACACTATAGGGACTGTACGATACAGCCTAGTGAGTTCATCTATAAGAATCGCTTGTCTTGGCTCGAAGGTAACGCTATTAAATACATTTGCAGGCATCACCTTAAGGGAGGGGATGCTGACATAGACAAAGCTATCCACTACCTTGAGCTACTCAAGGAGTGGGAGTATGGCACGACGAAAGATACAACCTAATGGCATGCGATCTAAGTTCGAGGTACAAATAGCAAAGGAGTTAGATGATGCTGGTATTAAGTACGAGTACGAAGCAATACAGCTTGAATACCAAGAGCCCCTACGTAAGAATCTTGCACAATGTGGAGAATGTGGTTCTACTGATCTCGTACGTACCGGATGGTACACTCCCGACTTCCTTCTCAGCAGTGGAATCATTATTGAAACGAAGGGGAGATTTACCGCAGCAGATCGACGGAAGATGTTGGCAGTTATCGAGGCTCACCCTAAGGAACGCATAGTTATGCTGTTCATGCGGGACAATAAGATACACAAGAATTCAAACACATACTACTCTGACTGGTGCATGAAGCACGACATAGAGTATGCAATAGGACACCCCACGAAGGAGTGGTACAAATGAAGAAGTGGACAAAGAGAGAACGTAAGTTCCTTAACCCAAGTAAAGATTGTTTAGCAGCAGTAAGCTGGCACGTTGATTTTACTCCGGGCAAGCCTGACTCTGAACATAAGTGGAATCGTAAGACTTGGATAGAGGCAGAGCTGTCTGTAACAGACGAAGGAAAGGCTCACTTCGTAACAAGGAGAGCAGACCTGCGTCCTGTACGCAACATGATAAAGGAATTGCAAGCGTTCGAGGCAATGTGTACTAAGGCCTTTGACGACAAGGAGAAGGACATTGGCTAGACGTAAGCACTCAATGAAGATGTTGTACTTGGATATAGAGACTACGCCCCACCTTGGGACGTTCTGGAATCTGTTCCCTAAGTACATACCGATAGGCCAACTAAAGAAACCAACAGGGTTACTGTGTTGGGCTGCTAAATGGGAAGGAGAAAGAGAGGTCACCTTCCGTTCCGTCAATGACGAGGACATGGTAGTTGAAATGTATAAGCTTCTTGATGAAGCTGACTGTGTGTGCCACTACAATGGTACATCCTTTGACATGAAGCACTTGAACAGGGAGTTCGCATTAGCTGGGCTACGCCCACCTTCACACTACCACCAAGTAGATCTACTCAAGACAGTACGAGCTAACTTCAAGCTAGCCTCTAACAAGCTGGACTGGGTAGTCCAGTACTTCGGTCTAGGTGCTAAGGTGAAACACGCTGGTATCGAACTGTGGTATGGCTGTGAAGCAGGCAACCCACAAGACTGGAAGATCATGGAGAAGTACAACAGGATGGATGTGAAACTCTTACCTAAGCTGTACAAGTTCTTGCTTCCTTGGATTAAGAACCACCCTAACGTGGGCTTGTTTGTTGACAATCCTAAGTCTATGGTGTGCCCCATCTGTGCTTCACAGGGTAGGCACTACCAGAAAGAGGACTTTGTAACCAAGACACATACCTATAATCAATACACTTGTGTTGAGTGTGGCACTCCGTTCAGAGAGAGGAGTACCAACAAGAAGGCATCGACCTTCCTAACTGTGAGGACACCGTAATGGAACCAATGGATCTCATGTACCACCTTGACAACCTAAGGGAGTGTGACCCCAACTATGTTGTGGACGTATTGAATATCACGAGCGAGGAGCTAGTCAATGACTATCTCGATAGAGCAATAGAATTTATTAAGGAGGATCAAGGTGAATGACTATCAACAGTACATCCATAAATCTAGATATGCCCGGTATCTCCCAGAGGAACAGAGACGGGAGACTTGGGAAGAGACTGTCGAGCGATATGTTAAATTCATGGTCGTTGATAACGTGGACGTACGAACAGCAAAACAAATACGCAAGGCTATACTCAACCACGAAGTTATGCCTTCGATGCGAGCCCTTATGACAGCAGGCCCAGCCCTAGCACGTGACAACGTGGCAGGGTACAACTGTGCATACATACCAATAGATGATAGGAGAGCCTTTGATGAAATCATGTACATCCTTATGTGCGGAACGGGGGTGGGTTTCAGTGTGGAGCGACGATCTGTTGAAGCACTACCGCAAATCGCTAGAGATTTCTATGACGATGGGACAACCACGATTCATGTCGCTGACTCCCGCATTGGATGGGCAACAGCTTACCGTAAACTCATCTCATTACTATATGACGGACTCGTGCCGAGCCTTGATTATTCTAAAGTCAGAGATGCCGGAGCGCGCCTTAATACTTTCGGGGGACGAGCCTCTGGATCTGTTCCCTTGCAACAACTATGTGAGTATACAATCAATGCGTTTAAGAACGCGAAAGGGAGAAAGCTAAATGAAATCGAATGTCACGACCTCGTATGTAAAATCGCAGAGGTCATTGTTGCCGGTGGTGTACGTAGGTCTGCTCTTATTAGTTTGGGGAACCTTACTAGTGAGCGTCATAGATCAGCGAAGTCGGGACAATGGTTTGTATCAAGCCCTCACCGAGCGCTTGCCAACAACTCCGTCTGTTACACGGAGCACCCTGATGTTGGAGTGTTTCTTAAAGAATGGAGCAGTCTTATTGAATCAAAGTCCGGGGAACGAGGCATCTTCTCCAGACTGGCGGCTGAGAGCAGTCTGCCGGATCGTCGAGAACCCGGACATGAGTGGGGAACAAATCCCTGTTCCGAGATCATTCTTCGACCTCGACAGTTCTGCAACCTCACCGAAGTTATCGCCCGACCCGAAGACACAAAGCAATCTCTTGCTAGAAAGGTTCGACTTGCCACTATCCTTGGGACTTTGCAGTCTACCCTTACTGACTTCAGATACCTTGGGTACAAGTGGAAAGAGAACTGTGAAGAGGAGCGTCTGCTTGGCGTGAGCTTGACAGGCATCATGGACTGTCCCTACTTGAGAGGATCATATGAAGGCAACGGTGTTGCCCTAGGAGATAGACTTGAATACCTTAAAGAGATCGCAATCAAGACCAACAAAGAGTGGGCTAAAAAGCTGGGCATTAACCACAGCACAGCAATCACCTGCGTTAAACCGAGTGGTACAGTCAGCCAACTGGTTGGGTCTAGTAGTGGTATACATCCTAGATACGCAAAGCACTACATTAGAAGGGTGCGTAACGACATTAAAGATCCGATCACACAGGTCTTGATAGACCAAGGAGTACCACATGAGGTTGATAACTATAATCCCAATACAATGGTATTCAGCTTCCCGCAGTCTGCACCACAAGGCTCTGTTACAATTGGGGACATATCGGCACTTGAGCAGTTGGAGCTATGGAAGGTGTACTCTGCACACTGGTGTGAGCATAAGCCAAGTGTGAGTATCTATGTCAAAGAGAACGAGTGGCTACACGTAGGAGCATGGGTATATGAAAATTTTGACATCATGTCGGGGGTCTCATTCTTTCCCCACGAGGATAACATTTATGCACAGGCCCCTTATGAAGTCTGTGATGAACAGACGTACAACAACTGTCTTGCTTCTTTTACCAAGCCGCTTCAACTGGACTTCGTTGAAGATACAGACAGCACTACTAGCTCCCAAGAGCTAGCCTGTCAAGGAGGTGCATGTGAGTTATAAAACATCTGAATCAGCCTTTAGATCCTTGATGGATCTATTCAAGAGGAGACAATAATGCCACCATTATATGACGCGAGGTGCACAATTTGTGAGCATGAATTTGAAGAGAGCAGACGATGGGATGAGCCTGTCTCGTCGTGCCCGGTATGCCATGCCGTGGCACGTACCATCTGGAAAAGAGTACCGATCTTGGACAAAGCTAAAGACCCGTACGACCTCATTGAATGTGGAACAGTGCCAGACCCGAAGCCCATCAAGTCGTTTGCCAAAGACCACCGTAAAGGAGGTAAGAATACTGTCTAACCAAGAAGTACAATATGAAATCAATGGACGCAACCCGGAGTATGTATGGTATGATGAAGCAACTACGATATCAAAAGACATGGCGGATCATATCCGCGACGCTAATAGCTATTACCTTCCTCTTATTCATGGTTCCTTTAGGAGGCTGTGCTAGTCAGCCAGCCCCCTACTTTGAGGTAGGCATAGGTTGGAACATAGATGAGATGACAGACTACTGGCTCAAGACTGAACAGAGCTGGACTTGTGACAACAACGACACGTTCCATGCTGAGCTAGGGCTTGAGTGGGACAACAACGTACAGCTAGGATACCACCACCAGTCACACGTGAGCTGTGGTGGGCCTTTCAATGATAAGCCAGAGGTATATCAAGATGAGATTATACTCACCAAGAAGTGGGGAGGACTATAATGTCTACACTAGTGCTTGGACTATCCTTTTTATGTGGCTTCGTACTAGGAATCCTAGTGTTACTAGGGTATATATTGAGCCGTATGATGAGGAACAAAGGTTGGGACGACTCCAACTTGACGAACGCTTTGCGATTACTTTCCCACGTTACTCTACATCCTGAGGACTTCGGTAAGATGTGGTACTGTACTGGCTGGCCCGGTGAACAAGTACCGTACAAGCGTCCGTTCTGGTACGTTGACAAGGACGAGCTGTCTGAGGTGGTGGAGACACGACCGTGACCCTCACATGTTGGCAGTATGTAAGACCCCATGTATCGACACTCAGGGCGACTCAGACGGCATTGATAGGTGTGCCCTACTACGCATACCTACGATTATCCAACCTAAAATTAACCACAAAAAAAGCCCCCATATAGGGGGCTAAGTCGCAGTGATAAGCAGTGTGTTACTGCTTAGTCTCTATGTATTGGGCTAGGAATCCACCGACGACATCGCATCTGGCTTCCTCCTCGGCTATGTCAGA